TGTCAGCCCGGTCTTTGACGAGAGGTCAAGTAGCTGGCCGGCACTGTCAAAGGCATTTCTCGCCATCGCAAAGATGGCGCGGCCGGCTGCATAGATGGCATTCGTGGCGAGGTTGGCCACGAAGCTGCCGAAGGCCGCCGCGAGTGCCACCGTGCGCGTGGTGAGCGTTTGCGTGGGCGCCACCGCGCCGAGCGTGGCCTTGTGTAGCGCGAGCATGGCGGCCGGCGCCGTCTGCCCCAGCACCTTATACTTGCCGATGGCCTCAGTCAGCTTGGCGTTGACCTTGGCTTGCTCCGCGATGGTGAGCTTCGTGGCGCCGCCGATCTTGCCAACGGCTTGCACCATACTGTTGGCGGAGTAGAGCAGCTTATCGCCCGCAAACGCCTTCGCCATGCGCTCCGCTTGCGGCGTGAGCTTGGCGATTTCATCGCTGATGGTGTGAATGCCCTTGGCCGTCTTCTGCGACGTGGCCGCAGACTTCGCCATCGCCGCATCAAACTGCGCGGTATCCGCCGTGAGCAGCGCTTTCAGGACACCGATGACCGAACTACTGGCCATGCGGCACCATTGGGAAGGCCGGATAGAGCTTCGCCACAGATTCCAACTGCTGTCGAATCGTCATTGGTCCGCGGAGCCGTTTCTTGAGCATCGCCTCAAGTGATGGCAACTTGCCATTCATCGCTTGCACCGTAAACTTCGCCGTGTGCCATGACTGCGCGAGCGCCCGCATGGCCGCGTCTTCGTTGCGCCGCTTCTCCGCCACAAACTCACGAAACAAATCGCGGATCGTGGCATCGTAAAACTCCGACCGGCTCAGGCCACAGCGCCTGGCCTGGAGCTCCCATTCGCGCCAGTCCCACGCTTCGCCCGAGCCCTCCGAGGGTTTGCCTTGACCGCTCCCAACTCCTGCACATCCGCTGGATCCGGCGCCGTCGTATCGGCCAGTTCCCCGATGTGCTCCATGAGCCCGAACACTCCGCCCGCGTCATCGATCCAGTTGGGCATCGCCTCGAGCGTCATCTCCGGGTGATACTTCCTGAGACACGCCCACAGAAACACGATGATGTGATCAATGGATGCCGACATGACGCGCTCCATCACGGCGCCCAGATCAGCCGCCGGCTGTCCGGGCTCCGTGAAGTGGTTTTGGAGCGTGCGGAGCCCCGCCGTGCCCAGCGTCAGGACATAGCGGCGATCCCCGACCAGGAGATCGAATTCGCCCTTCCCTGTATTGCTCATGACGCCCTACGGAAGCAGCGTGTCGTAAGCGGCTGTCGGCTGGAAGGACGCCGTAAAGTTGATCTTGTCGTCGCCCGTGATGCTGCCCGGCTGAAACTGCGACACGTAGCCTCGGAAGGGCCAATCCGTTCCGGGGCTGCCACCGTCGTGCAGCGCGATCTTGAAATTATGCGTGGTGCGTGCGCGCCACAGGGCCACCAGCCCGCCGCTCGCAAACGCGCCTGAGCCGCCGCCCGCGTTGCTCTGGCTCTGCTCGTCCACCAGCCAGATGCCTTCCACCGTGAAGGCCGCCGAATCGCGCAGGCCGGGCATGTGCTCACGGTGCGCGTCAGGGCTCCGCAGATGCGTGCGGTCGATATCCGCGGTGTTCATCGCGCCAGGCGTGATGCTCACCACGGCGGCGATGGCCTCGAATGACTCAGGGCTGGCGCCGTCGCCCACCATGAGCTGTGCGCCGTAGCCGTGGATGGCGCCCTCTGCCGGATAAAAAGAGTCTGTGCGGTCACTCATCTTAAGCTCCTGTCCAGTGAATCATGTAATCTTGCCGAATGCGCCACGCGCGCAGCTCCCCCGCTTCGTAGAACGGATCATCGTCCGCGATGAGTTCCGCATTCTTCATCTCGAATCCTGGCGTGCCCAGAATGCCAATCCAGCCCCAGAGCCCGGATGCGCTGTGCCCGAGCCCGTCACCGCGGATGGCATCCGCCACCGCCTGCACAGCCGCATACGGATCCTGCCCTGGCACTTCCGCGGCGTAGGCATCCACCTGCACGCGCGCCTTGGCGGTAAACGCTGGCCCGCGCAAGTGCTGATCGCGCATGCTCGAAATGCGCTGCACGCGCACCGCCGGCAACGTCGGATGCTGCGGCAGCTTCAGCATGTAGATGCGCTGTGACACCAGAGACGCCAGCGGCGTCACCTGCTCCAGCCGTGCCACTACTGCCTCAGCCGGGCTCATTCGGCAGACTCCAGCGCGGCCCAGAGTTGCGCCGAGATAATCCGCAAACTCTCCTGGTGATGCTGATCAAACGCGGGCCTCGCAAACGGCTGCGCCGGGCCTGGCCCATAGCCGAATTCCTGAAAGAAGCCATAGAAGGCTTTGCGGCTGGGGCCGATCGCCACAGTGGGCGTCTCATGCCCAAACTGCGTGATGAGCCGCTCCTCCGTGATGACTTCCACCACGATCAGATCCTCGAGGTGCGGCGCGCTGGCATCCTCATCCCGCGGCGCCAGGATGCTCATCTCCTCACGAATCGGTTCAGCGCCAGCCTTGAGCGCCGCCACCTGCACCGTCCGGTTCACGGAATTGGGCAGCTTCGCCAAGTTGGCCATGAGGTCACCGCTGAGCGTCAGGCCGGCTTTCATACCAGCAGCCCCCCTGACAACGTCACGAGCTCTACGCCTTCCCGCCGCCCAATCATCAGCGCCGACACGATGTCATACGCGCGCCCGCGGTAGGAGAGCCGCCGCGTCTTGGCCACGTCCACGAGCTCCGGGTCATAGTCCGCGCTATACGGCAGGCTCCACCGCGTGTCGGCCGGCGCAGAATTCTGCTGCGCCACGAATCGTTCACGCTGGCTCAGGTCGAGCTTTTGCGCGTAGACAGTTGTCAGCATTGACCAGTCCTCGATGGGCGCACCGCTGCCGCCGCGTGATTCCGTCAGGTATTGCACGGTCACGATCCGATCGCGTAGGCCGCTAGCTGCCATGCTCGTCATGGCCCAGAGAATTCCGGATCCCGCAGCATGTTGAGCATCAGCGCCACGTCAGGTGAAATCGGCGCTGGGGCGACATCGTCATCCCCCCGGAAACGATACAGATTCCCCAGCACCTTCAGCACGGCCGCCTGCACGATCGCAAACTCCGGGTCATCGGTTGCCAGCGAGTCAATGTCCCACTCCGCTGGCCGCTTCAGATACAGCACCACAATGGCCGATGCCTGCTCGATCTTCATGCTCACGTCATCGTCAGACGGGGAGCCGTCGAGCACGCCAATCTGCCGCAAATGCCGGATGGCCACGTCGTAACTGATTACGGCCATACCGTCTCCTGATAGGCGCGATCCGCCCCGATGAAGTGCTGATCCATGCGCCGCCCCATGCCGTGCAAGCTGCTCTGCACGCCGATGTGCTTCACAAAGAATGGCCGACTCACGAGCCCGTGCGTCACATCGGGCCGCTCTGCTAGCGCCCAATACCCAATCAGCTTGTCAAAGCCATCGTGCGGCCGGTCCTGAAACGGTGCGCCCTTGGGCCGCCAGGTGAGCGGATGCGCCAGGGCCCATGCCGCAAACCGCTTCGCGTCTTCAGCCCTCAGCGCCACGGCTTGCGAGCCGCGCATCTCCCTGAGCGGTGCCTCAGCTGCATACCGGCTGGCGCGTGTCAGGTGATCGAAGGCGAAAAACCGATACACCAGCACATCGGGCCGCGCGTGCACATCGAGCCAGCGCGACATGCTGCCTAGCGGATCCGCGCACCACTGCAGGTCATCTTCGCTGAGGATGATCCAGTCAGCAGGATGCGTGTCGAGCAGCGCAATCGGCGCCAGCCCGTTGGCGTTGGCGCGGCGCCGCTCCGTTGGCGCGTGCACCGTCATCGCCTGAAACGGGATGCGATGCTCGAGCCAGCGCACATCCGGATCCGTTGGGAACACATGGATATCGGAGCCCGCCACGCCTTGACGCCGCAGACTCTCAATCGTCTGCCAGAGATAGTTCTCCTTGGGGTAGCGGTTCGCCGTGCGGAGCGTGAGCAGCAGGCTCATGCGCTCCTCCAGTAGACGCTGACGTTCCGGCCATACCACGGCGTCTTGGGCGAGCACTCGAGCCAAGCGACCCGGAGCGCATCCGTTTCCTTCTCCGCGTAGGTGAGCCCCAGCGCCATAAACTGCAGATCCCAATAGACAGCCGGCTGGCAGTTGATGTGCCCCGGCCCCTTTTGCCCTGGCCGTGCTGCGGTGAACAGCACGCGCCCGCCTGGCTCCACATGCCGCGCGATCGTGTCGCACAGCGTGCCAGCTGCCGCTTGCGGTAGATGCTCCGCCACTTCCCAGCACAGCACCCAATCAAAGCGCCGGCCGAGATCGAGCGGCTCGCGCAAGTCAGCCCGGGTGAGCGCCGCATGCTCAGGCGCCGCCAAGTCAATGCCCTGCGCCTCGATGCCAAACTCCAGCGCCCGCAAGACGTGCACGCCTTCCGCGCAGCCTACATCGAGCACGCTGGCAGGCCAGCCAATCACATCCAGCGC